TTGATGGATCAGACCAACGATAACTTGATCCGTGCAGATCGTACATTTGGTTTCGTTGCTCGTGCTAAATCAGGGGACCGGTTCTTTGAACCCACGAAAAATGAAGTTCGTCGGTTGCGTTCACTTAGATATATGGACCCACTGATCCGAAACTCACAGGATATCGAACTGGTTGAAAAATACCAAGCTGATGTTTCCAACCCTCAAGGCGGTTTTGGCAGTCGTTTGTTTGCTGGTAAGTATTCAATTAACACACAGTCTGCAGCCGAAATTTTTGGTAGAAATGTTGCCAGACAAAATCGTATTGTTGAAGTGCGTGTCAACCGGCTTGGCGGTTCGCCACAGCGTATCATGGGCGGTCTGTTTGTCGAATCGGGTACAGGTCGTATCTTCAGCAGCATGGAAATACAACAGTTCAAGAATCAGGCTAGAGGTGCTATCTAATGGCTGACACCATTTTTACACAAGGTCCACAAGAAAAATCTTTTCCATCAGACGCACCTATGCAGCAGGGATTTGATCGTGAGGTCACTTCTGTTCTAAATGAATATGGTCTGTCAAAAAGTCCCGATGCACCTAGTCCTATCGGTGCAACCTTTCAACAATACTTGAAATCTGAAGAAGACTACATTCAGAAAACTGAAGAGACAGGTCAGAAACAGATTCAGGACCGTGTATTTGAACAGGGTCTTAGTGGGGATGTTGATTTCAACACCCTGTTCGACCAGCCATTGATTGAAGATAAAAACAAATATGAACTCCTGAAAGAAGCAAAGAAGGCGGAGACAGCCGGTAACGCTTCCCCAGATCAGGTGGCTATGCTGAACGACGCCCGTACAGGTACTATCCGTCAGGACTATGATTACCTGCTTCCCTCTAACCAGTCGCTTTACTATGGCATTCAAGAAACGGGTCAGTTCCCCATCGACCTGACCACAGGTAAGGTTATGGTTCCGCCTAGTGTACCAGAAGGCAGTGCCTTAGAAGCCCGTCTGGAAGACAAAGCAAAGGACGCTGCACATCTCAAAGCGTGGATGGAAGCCCGTCCAGACGCCCCTACCAACCCTGTTGTTCGTAAAGCTTTGCTTCAATCTATCGAAGCTGATCTGGGCGATGTGTTTGCAGAACGCATGTACAGCTTGGCAAATGCGACCAAAGAGGGCGTCGGTTTCTATCTGCCGTACTACACTGGTTACGCCTACAATAAAATCGTGGGGAATGACACATCCGAATACACCGATGAAAAGCGGTACAAGGAACTGATGGAGTTCCGTGATAATTATCCGGCGTTTGCGGACAGGCAGACCGTGATGAACGACATCCTTCGTGAACAAATCAAACTTAGGATTGGTCAGGCTGAATTTGATCGTCTAGGTTTGGGCGAGAAGGTAACTGTGGATGGCGTCGAACAATACAAGGTAAACTTTGTCGGTGAACAGTTTGCCAATGACATGTTCGAAGAACTCTTTAACATGCAAAGCTTCGGCGGCAAGCTTTCTGTACTGATCGGTGAAAACATAGCTGCAACAAAGGCTATAACAGCACCGTTTACTTTGCTAGGAAATACCTCTCGTGCAGTACGGCGTGGCTTGAAGGGTGGGGACGATGTTCCTTTCAACCTCATGTCAACAGAAGACGCTGCCGCACTGGTTAGAACCACCGCACAGATGAAAGGTGTTCCTCTCTCTGCAGCCGCAAAAGAACTTGCACAGGAATCTGCTAGTGCAAGCTGGTGGGGCAGGTGGAGAGCAAACTCACTTGCCAATGTCATTGCAGGTCGGGCGGGATCACAAGAAGTTATAGTTTCGCAGGTAGCACGATCCGAAAAAGTACAAAGGCTACAATACAAATTAAATCGTGCCATCAATCTTGGCGTTAAAGACACAAACATTCGTGTACTAGAAAATCAGCTTAGTAAAGAACTTGCTCTTCAGAATTGGGCAACCGTCAAGAAGCTTGCACCGTATGCAAGGGAGTGGGGTATCAACCCTACTTTCGATGTGGCTATGGCTACCTCGCAGATCATAGGTCGCAACATGGCACCGGAAAACCCACAGATGGGCGAACTGTACGGTGCTTTGACAATGCTTGGCGGCTACGGTACAGGCAAACTGTTCAAGATGACACGGGTTCCTTTAGTCGGGGGTATTGGTGATTCCCTTGCATTCCGTGTGAAGGTTGGCGTAGAAGCACTTGCTGGCGGTGCCTTCTCCTTGATGGGTGCGGCTAAACGCGGATATGCAGAAGGTTGGCTTGTCAATCCTAACCTAAAAGCTGTAGTAAACATACCAGAAGACCTGAAAAAAAATCTGTCGGTATCTGAACTTCGTGCATTCGATAAGTTCACACAAGGCTTAATCAATATGGACCCCCGCATTCAGGACGTAATGCTTACTAACATGTCACAAAGCTTTGACGACATGGATACTATTGTTCGTAGCTTACCTCGTGAACTAAGAGGTGAAGCACGGTCTATTCTAACTTTGAGTTTGGGTCAAGCTTCTGGGTTGAACTTCTTTTATAGTGTCGCCGCTTCTATGGATGCTGCTGAATTAGGTGTAAAAGGCGGTGACATAGCAAAAATAAGAAAGAATATCGAACAGAAGATCAAATATCAAGTCGATGGCGATACACAGCTTGCCGCACTAAGTCTTGCCAACGATCGTATGAATCGCTTTATCTTGCGTCTAAGAGAATCCGGTGATTCTACCGCTGTAGCTGCAGTTGACAGACTGGAACTTTTGTCTTCATCTTTTAAGTCAGCGTACGCACACGGTGTTAAACAGCAGGAGTTGTTCCGTAAGCGTAATCTAGAAGCCGTAAACAAAGTCATAGAAGATTTGTCAAACCCAAACCTTGCAAAGACGCCTCGTGAACAGGCTATATTTAGCGGTCAGGTAGAACAGCTTATCGAATTGCTGAACAGGGCTGACACCAGATTCAACGATCAGGCACGGGATTTTGCTGGACAGGTCGATACAGCTTCTGGTCAAACTGCACCTATTAGTAAAGCAAGTATGCAAGCACAACAGACCACTGACTTGAAAACATCCGCACAAACAGCAGATCAGGCGTTGCTCAAACTAAATACGGCAACCATCACAGCAGTAGAGCGCACCCGTCTACCTTCAAACGCTGCAGAGGTTGCGCGGAATTCCAACGGACAGCTTATTAGTCTGGTTAATCTCGCACGAATAAACTCGCGCAATGTTGTCGATCAGGAATACCTGAAGATTTCGACAGAAAAAAACATCGAGTTTGACTTGGTAGCAAGCAACGTGTTCGAACTATTCCGCGCTTACCGTGTTGACATGGCTGACAGCATTGCTAAAGCGGCCAATCCTATTACTGCAAAAGCGTTGGGTGGTACTGCTGGTGTCCGTATGATGAACGGTATGAACGCTGCAGCAGGGCGCGGTATGAACAAACTGTTCTCTGACGAGTTGGTTTTGACCCAGCTAAGTGAGGCTACCGGTATGCAATTCGCCACTGCCGCTGATGTTATTCAGTATTTCAAGAACGACTACTACGGGACAAACCCAAGAGTTCTTGCTGAACTAGGTGTGCAGCGTGGTGATCAAATCTCAAACCTGCAACTTGCTTTGAAAATTATCGACGATAACGAACTGCCGATGAGCGCACGGAATCTGTCCTTCATTGCATCTCCAAAAGAGATGGAAGATTTGCGCCAAGCATCCAATGTCCTTATCAAAGATAAAGACCCAGCCAAGTCGCGGCTAGGCAAAGTAGTACAGGCTAACATTGACGAGACTGTCGAAGCTTGGGGTCAAGGCTTGAATGCTTCTGACTATAACCAGCTTGCCCGTGCGCGGACGCTTGCCAGAATTGAAGCACAACGGTTTGATGAAGGTACACTTGGCTACGACATTGACCGTATGACAGCGGGTGATTTTGACATCATCACTGGTGGTGGCGACACAGCAAAGCTAACTAAAAGTGGTAGACAGGTTGTATCACTTCTGAAGCCATTGGTAGAAAACATTGTGAACCCAACGCCACAGTCTGCAGCTATTGTCCAGACACAGTTGCAGCGGTTATCCACAACCTTCGCGTCACTTTCTCCGTCTCTTGCGGATACTGTGCTTCGTACCGGACCTGATGGGAAGATGCGGGTACCTACTGGTATAGAAATCTCCGAAGGCACAACCCCGGTGTTTGACCTAAACGGTTTTAACCAGCTACGGGCAATCCTTACGACAGCTATCAAAAATGAGTTCTTCGAATCTCGTAACATGTTTGGTATTTCCAGATCTGTACGCATAAATCAGGTTCCATCTCTAAACCCGAATGATCTGCCTCGTGAAATCCGTGTACCAGAACAGTTCGACGGAAACCTGCAGGAATACCTAGAATCCATCGAAGAAAGCTTTGTGTTCACTGTACGGCAAGAAGACGGTAGCACAAAACAGATGAAGCTGTTTGATACAGACGACATTCTGTACGCTGACCGTGAGATCACGAATGTCGTAAATGCTGTTGAGGAGTTTCAAACAACTCACTCCGATCTGTTAAGCGTTGCTAAAACGGCTGCAAGCGATATGGACACGACAGAAGCCGTTACACAGGAACTTCGGTTAACAAACCTTGCAGAAGTAAACAAGTCATCCAAGACAACGGTAGGTCGTGAGTTCTTCGACAAGGTTATCATGTCTGGTGATGCAAACGAAATGTCAGCGTATCTAAGCCGTACGGAAGCAGCTATCGGTGCGGACAAGATGCAAGATACTATGCAAGCTCTGTTCGTTGAAACCCTCAAGGGTGCCGGAGAATATGGTAAAGGGTATCGTACTGTCAAGCTATTCAATGGGCAGGATGTTCCGGTAGATTCGTACCAACGCCCTGACATTATCTTTTCGCTATTAGATGACGCTATAAGTGGTGAAAGCGTGGCGGGTCGGAATATCCAACGGCTTGCGGATGCGGCAGGTGTCGATGGAAAACAGCTAGAAACTCTCCGTGCTATCTTCCGTATGTCAACAAAAATGCAAGCACCAGAACTGCAAAACCTTGCAAGTCAGGGCAAGCTGCAGCAGACAACAAAAGGCTTTACGCTAGACAATACCCTGTCAAAAGCATTTAACCTTGCGCGTGGTATGGTTAGTAAGGAATATGTTGCTGCAGAGGTCGCGCTTCGGTACGCCGCACTATCTAAAGGCAAAGTCCTAGCCTTGCTAGTAAAAGACCCACGCTCATCCGAAATCGTGTACAATGTACTTCGGGACGAAACGCGGGTCACTAAGGATGACGCCCTGTATCTTGGTCAGGCGATTATGAAATTCATTGCTGGCGACTTGTCACGTGCAGGTGTCAACTTTGACGAAGCTGTTGCGGACAGAGAGTACATCGAAAACTATTGGAAAAGTCAGGGTATGGTATTCGATGTCGAACCTGAATTTTTTGGCCCGATGGTGCCTTGATTTTCTGCAAACGCGAACTATATATCTTCTAGTTCAAAACCAACAAGCAAGGAGATAAGTTATGTTGTTTGATCTGTTTGACATGTACACCCGCAACCCTGTCTATGTAGTCAGCGAGGCGGTAATCAAAGAAATGAAGAAGGAACAGGAAGAGAAACGCCTGTCCTACCTCGAAGCAATCAAAGAAAAAGTTGATGCTGAAATCCAGAAGATCAAGGCTGCTGCCTAGATATACCTGTTAGATTTCTCCATCATCTCATCTGCCATAGAGCGCAGATACCTCAAAAGGGATGCTATTGAGTGTGATCCGTCATACTCTGGCATCCCTTCATTCATTACGGCCTCAAACTCTTCCGGTTTGACACCATCCCAAATCAATTCAATATTTCCGTCTTGATTAAAATACGCGTTGAATGAAAATAAATTAGCCTTGTGCTGCTTCTTTGCCATCGACATTCTCTAGTTCTTGTATTGCTAGGTTATAACAGTCAGCCCTAAACTTAAAGCCGTTTGCAGGGTCAACATCACCCCGCTGGTAACGGGTGGCTTTCTTGTAGAAGTCATCCTTAGATACCTCGCCAAGAATCCACGCCTTGCTATGGTCGGTTAGGATACGCACAAATACATAGCTGTCACAGTCTTGCTTAGAGCCGTGTGCAACTACAGAACAGTCATAGTTTGGTGAAGGGGTCGTATTGCACCGCTTCGTTTTGACATCAACCCGTCGGTTTCCGACAATCAGGTCAAAGTCCTTGCTGTTTGCTTCGGTACCACCTGTGTAATCTTGGACGATGATCTCACCGATTGCACCGACTACATGACTAAGACTACCCGTGATGCTGCCCTGTAGGTTTCCCACAGAGGCGGCTTTCTTTTTGGCACGGGCAATAATATCAGGCGTTATCTTGATCTGTATCATCTTCTTCTCTACGCAAGTAAACTAAAACAAACGACCCGCATGACTGGCATGTCAGGTTGGTTTCCATAGAATATGTATTGTCGTCTATATCATGGTCGCCACCCCATGTCAACTCTGAATTACAATGCCAGCAATTCAACTGCTTTCTCCCGTTCTATTTTGAACCATTCGCCTTTAGCGTCCTCTGCTTTTTCCTCAAACAGGCGTAAAAAAATGCGTTCCTGATCGTGCATGTTTTCGACAGAAATCGCATGTAGTATTTCATAATCCCTAAAAGGGGATGATGTCTGGTAGTTTGACAGCCTGTCATTTGCGAAAGCTGCCTTACCCACCTTAACCCAATCGGGCCACGCAGGATTCACTATTAGGTAGATGTCACCGGAAATTGACTTCTCGTTGATCTCCATATGTGACCACGCATCGTCAAGCGTTTTGTAACTTCCGGGTTTGTGCAGTGGATGTGACTTCGGAATGTACTTACCGTTGACAAACATCCGGCTCTTGTTCTTTGCAATGTAGACTGATGCCCGTTGCCTAGAACCATCCCCATTGTAGTACCAAAGTTCTCCGTCTTCTTCGACGAACCCATTCTTACAGTAACTAGCTACATCCACTGCACTACCCCTTTATGCTGCGTTTAAGTCAACTACCTCGCAGACACCAGCAGTACAAGCAAGTTCGCGTGATCCACTGGTATTATCTTCCTTCTCAAAGTCTGTAAGTCTGTTCCAGTCAATTGTGATCTTATCATATACCTGCTTCCATTCCAAGTAATCTTCGCGTTCGATATCTTGGTAAGGAGCCTGTTGATAGGTGTGATCACTGTGTGGCAAGAACGATACGCCAGAAGCTACATCAAAGTTCTCGTAAACCCACGCACCAACTTCCATCCATTCATGTTCCTTTACAGTGATGGTAACAGACGGTTTGTGTTCACACCAATGAATGGCGTATGTCTTCCACAATTCTAGCTGTTCGATAGCTGTCATCTGTGTCCGTGTCACTGCACCTTCAGGTGACTTCATCGGGAAAGAGAAGACGGTTGTAGAATCCGGCTTCATCATATCGCGTTCATTGTGTACACCTTGTTCGATCAGGAACTGTGTCAGTGGGTCTTTGTTGTCACCACGAACAGTGCGTATGAAGTAATCATTGTGACGGGCGTGAATCCCGCTTGCTGCGTCCACCAGTTGTGACACAGTACCCGATGGCTTGACACAAGTGATTGCAGTTGACTGTGGGATTCCAAGCATCTGGGCAAACTCCTTGTTCGCTTCCACTGCTACCTCTCGCATCTCTTCTAGCCAACGCTTGCTGTCTACGTTTTTTGAAAGAACATGATGATCCATGATACCAGTCAAGGATACGCCTAACAAGCGTTCTTCTTCTGTGTTGTCCTTCCATATCTTCCTCAAGTATTTGAAGTCTGTCAGGGTAGACTGCAAGGTTCCCAAGATGGTAGCCAAACGCACCTTATCTTTTAGGTCTTCCAAAGAATCGGTTTCACGAACGACTACCTCTGACAAGTTACAGAACTGATAACCACGCAAGATGATTTCAGAACACGGATTTGTACCCCACATGTGGCCTGTCTCGCGGCGACCATTACGGGCGACTTGCTTATCAGCGGCTTCACGGTTGAACATACCGCGTTCACCTGATTTGCTGTCGTACAGGGCAAGCCATTCACGCATGAAGGTACCCATCTCTGGCTTTGTCTTGTAAGCCACAGAGTTATTTGCCAACGCCCGTTGTGGTTCAGATTCCCACCACATACCTGACTTGGCATGTGCCATCTGGTCATCGTTGAGGTTAGATAGGCTGATCAATGCTGACCGGCGTACGCCACCCACAACAACGATCTCGCCAATCTTACACATCAAGTCGTGACATTCGATTGGAAACAGACGGCGACCTCGTGCCTTCTTGAAAATCTCTACAGTAAAATTGAACAGGTCAGCAAGAGGCTGTGGTCCGCTTGCACGACCGCCCATGACCTTCAGGCGTTCACCAGCAGCCCGTACACCAGACATATCCCAAGACGGAATCTGTCCAGCATACAGCAGCGCAATCAATTCGCGCAACGCTTTAGCCCATCCCGGTTTGCTATCGCCTACCTTAATTACAGTATCAGAATCATTAAAATTATCAGATACGACAGGGAGTCTATCCACATTTTCTCTCTCCACGCTAAAGCCTACACCCGTACCGCACATCAAGATGTACATACATTCATCGAATGCACGAGGGCTGTCTACAGGAATGTAGCTACAATTATAGCCACAGACGGCATCACGACCTAAAGCAGGACCGGCAGTCATCATTGCCCTCATGGAAGGCATGACCCGCAAATTTAGGATAGCATCTTCCAGTTCGTTTTTCAGTGAATCAGAAAGCTTATAGTTGTGCTTATCATGCACATAGTCAGCCATAAAAGAAACATATCGGGATACAGTTTCATCCCAATTCTCCCTGCGCTGTTCGTCTTCCAGCCAACGAGCGTAGCGCGACTTGTGAATAAATTGCTGGTATGGTGTAGGTAACATGTTGCTCATGTTTTTATTCTCCCTTGATTTGGATTAGTTTGTTGAGGTACCACTGCGCTTTTTTGAGGTCTTCAATTCCGTTCTTGTACCTGTATCGCCAGAGGTATTTGATGATGTTTCCTTGCAGGTAGTATTCAAACCCGTCACCTGTCGCCGCCGCGATTGCGTCAACGCATTCGATACCTGCTTGATTGTAGTGTGGCGGACTATTGACATTGTCCACTCCTGTCGGTGGATTGTTCTCCCCGTAGTTCCCGTATTCGTCGAAGCCCCGCTTCTTCATATAGTCTTCGTGTCTCATCGTTCATCACCGCTGCCTTGTAACTTATCACGGTTCTTACGATCTTCTAGCTTACGCAAGTTCATATATGCAATCTCTTCTAAGCTATAGCCTAAGTCCCGCGCTAATACTGCAACGTACCATAGCACGTCGCCTAGTTCTTTGGCAATATGATTTTTATAAAATAATTCTGGCTGACCGTCGCGGATAATCTTTTTTACTTTGTCGGCGACCTCACCAGCTTCCCCCGCAAGACCCAATGCTGGGTATACAATAGCATACTGTTCTGGGTAGATGGCAGTATCTTCTGCCCTAATTTGATACTCATCTAGTTTCATTATCCAAATCCAACTCTACTTTTATGTTAAAGGCCATACTCCACCGTTCTTCATCAGATTCTCTACGACTTGGCATTACGCTGTGCATAGCATAAGCAGGAAATATAGCAAGATGTTTTTCTCTTGCATGGTAGTCAAGGTAAGGCGTCATGTTGTGGTGTTTACATATATCTCGAAAAAATTTAACTGCAAATTTAGAGTGGTGTGCAGGATCATCTATCCTAAGTGGACCAGCGTCTTTAGGTACTTTAAGGTAATACACGCAAGCAAAATCTATGTCATCACCTATATGATGATGGGTCATATTGAATTGATAGAGTTTGTTAACATTTAACCAAAAGTTTATTATTGTAATTTTTACTTTTCCAGTAAACTGGAAAGCATTTAGATAATCTACCATAGAGGATTCCACAAACTCGCCAATACCTTCTTTTAGATATTTAATATCTAGGTTATTGGATTGCCAACCCCCTATATTAGACACTTGGCGTCCATCTCCATGTTCGTTACGAATATCTTCAACAGCGTCGTACAACCTTTTATGACTGTTATTATCCTCGTTTTTATACTCCCCAAATGCAGTGGGAAACAAAGGTAACAAACTTACTCTCATTGCTTCGTTCCAAAATCTACCTTAACTACATTCCCTTCAACTGCCTTGACCAGCTTCGGATCATCGATGCCCTCTTCTTCTAGCATCTCCTGCCCGACCAACTGGAACTGGATAGCAGCGACACCCCTATCGTATATGTCGTCTGTATGTACCCGTATCATGTCCAACGCACCCTGCTGAATGATCATAGCAGAATCATAGTCCTCATCTTCCTCGTAGGTTTTACCAGTCGTATCGTACGCTGACAGGCAAAACTCATTGTCACCAGTTGACCGCAAGATAATATAGTAGCGATCAGGAAGAAGCGACATGGCTTCTATATTTACATCGGGATCATTTATATCTGTCATTTTTTATACCAATCTGTTGGGATAGAACCTTCAGCCCATTCGAAGCCGTGCCTTTCACACCAAGCAGCATACGATGTTTTGCTACCCTTGTAAATCTTATTCGACGCCCTCAAGAAAACAAACCGGATATCAAGCTTCGGATGCTGTTTCTTTACCAGCAACATCTTTACCCTGTCATCTTTTGTGAGGTGACCTTTAGCTTCTACATAGATATCAGATTCCTCTAAGTAAAAATCTGGTGTATAGTTGCGCGGTTCAGGTATATATTGAAACTTTGTTTCTTCGTACTTAAATGCAACATTATTGTCTGTTAAAGTTCGTGCCAAGTTTAATTCAAACTGCGAACGGTATCCTGCTTTTTTCAAAATTCTAATCCTATCGACTGAAATCTTTTTATCAGATACCCTGCCAGTTTGGGGGATAGTCTTTCTATATTTGTAAGTTCTGTTGTTAAAGGGTGCATCGGCACACATACATAGGCTCCCGCGTAAGATATACGACTGATCTTTTGCAATTCTTCTTCTACAGTTTTTATGTCCCGCGCTTCAGTATCAGCTTGTAGCTTTCCTTCCTTGCTATAGTTTTCGACAAGGGTGAGAGGTAGGCCGTTCTCGTGAATACGCATCTGGCATACCCGTCTTTCCCCGCCACTTTTTTTCGCAGACTCGATATAGATGTGATACAAGCTTTTATTCATGTGCATCAAATCTACCTCATAGTTTTTAACGAACAAGTATGGCATCAGAGTTCTTTCTTCTTCAAGGAAGAGTACCAGACTTGAGGTGGATTCTTTGCCCGTGATGTAACCCTGTCATGCAAAACAGCGTTAGGCCAGCAATGATGCCGATACCCACACAGGTTGCACTGGCGGGGTAGAAGCTTGTTTCCGGTACTGACGATCTGTCCGTTACGCTTGTAAGTCTCTGGCTCTGCCTTAAACGGCTTAAACGGTTTTACACGCGGGTCTGTAAGAAACTTGACACGCTCTGCTGCATCCAACAGATATGCATCTTTGTCATCTTGTGACCAGTCAGGTACCTCAACTACAGCTACCTGTCCGCTAGATTTGTTGACAACGATCCAGCCGCCGAAAGGTAAACCGGCTGCTTCACTATACAGAAACCCTTGCATCAGATAACCAAACGGGTCATCTTCTTTTAGCTTATCGTATCCACCAAGACCTGTGAACTTGTAATTAAACGCCCAATCACTTGCTGATTTAATATCCCAAACTTTGTCCTGACCGGTTTCGTCCTTAATGATAACATCTAGGGTTCCCTTCACAGTAACCCCTGCAATTTCTAGTTCTACTTGTTTTTGGTAATCAACGATTTCAATTCCGGCTTCCCGCATAACCAGCATCATTGCTGCTTCTGTCAAGTCGCCAAATAAAAAGCGGAACAGGGAATTGTATTCCATCTCTTCTTTAATGCCGTGTTTGTCCAGTACCTGTTGGCACAATGGACGACCCAAACCGGACATCCGAAGACGGAACTCTCCCTGTTCCCGCGTCATTTGTTTGTGTGCTGCCTCATTACATTCGTCAGCAAACTTAGATAGGTTAGACAGGGAGACTGTTACATCTCCCTGCCCTGCCTTCGAAAGGAAGTCTTGTATTTTAAGCAGCGTTAGCATTATCGAAGTCCGATGCTAAATCGATGTCATCATCATCAGCAACCAACTTCATTGCTTCACGATGCTGGTTCATCACACTTTCGTTGTGACCCTTCACAGTTTCAGCGAACATGCCCATCAGTTCCTTGTCGCCTTCTGTGATGTCCACCACTGATTTGAGAGTAGGCACAGGTGTCCAGAAGGTCACGCTGCCATTCTTGTGGCGGTGGGTAGTCAACGAAACCTCGCACTTTTGCATCAGCTTCTTCTGTTTAGTCAAGCCAACGATGAAGTCATTGATCGGCTTAAAGCCAGACCGCTTAAAGTAAGCGACTACAGGCTGGGCTTCGACCACAACTTCTTTGCCGTCAGCATCTTTGAATGTACCAGAAATCTTGCCGTAGATTACCTGATTACAAACGACTGCCCGTGAATTGAGGTAGGCAATGTCGTCTTTCGGAAGACGGTCTTCTTCGTCACGGGTGAGGCGACCACATTTGTTGCCGCCTGTAGTGTCTGGGAACATGCCCGAAAGCGTCGGTTTCTGTACCGACTTTGACGAGAAGGTTCCACTCTCCTGATCCCACACACTGTATTCAAAGGTGCGAAGGATTGGCTGCACGACCACTTCATCTGCATAGATAAAGCGACCATCAAGGTACATCTTCCACGATCCACGAGGAAGGGACTTACCATCCTCTGTCTCTGCATCGTAGTTGATGTTTAGGCGTGGTAGACCGACTTGACCACTGGTCTTGCCGCCTTGTCCACTTGCTTCCATCAACGCATCTGTATCGTCCGCGTTGAAGGCTTCTACGAGTTTGTCCAAATCGTTAAGTTCTACTAGATCATTCCCTGTCATTTCTTTCTCCAATTTTTAGGGTTGCAGATCAATACTACAGTTCTACTTCGGTCAAGTCAAGCCAATTTTTTCCGATCTTTAATTCGATTCCAACTGGCATATCATATTCTATACCGTAGCGATTTATAGTCTCTTCAGGTAAACTCTTCATAGCATAAGCTAACAGCCCAATGCAAGCCTCTTTTTCATCTGGATGTACATCAAGCACGATGGAATCATGTACAGTGTTGCAGATTACAGAAAACATTTTTCTCGCTCTCATAGCATTGTCGAGGCGAACTAAGGCCGTCGGCAACAGGTCAGCGGTAGCAAATCCCTGCACCGGATAGTTACAGATTGCAGTCCGGTTTGTGGCTGTACCCCACTCTGTCCACCGCGCATGAGGAAAAGCATATTGTCTGCCGCTTGGAAGGGTGATTACTCGCTTCTGGACGGCCTCTCGCTGCAAGTCCTCGTGCCAAGCAGTGACACCTTCATACTTATCCTTAAACGCCCTGTAGTAGCGTTGTTGGGCGTCTGTGCCGGTAACGCCGCCGTACAGCGGTTTGAAGGTGTGTGCCTTTGCTTCTTGACGACTACAACCGATGATGCTGGCAGTATAGCTGTGAACATCTGTACCGTCCTTCACATCAATGTAGGCTTGTGCATCTTTGGCAAGGAAACCAGCGACACGAAACTCTAGTTGCGAGTAATCCCCTTCAAGTATAAAGCCACCCTCGAAGCGGCTCTCGACAACCTTCCGTATAGCGAAGGTATTTCCACGTGGCATATTCTGAAAGTTAGGATTCCTACTCGAAAGGCGACCCGTCGCCGTAACACACTGCATGAATTCTGGATGTATAAAACCATTCTCGTCAACATTGTTTTTCATTCCTTCCACAAAGGTTGACAGGTAAGTACGCAACGCACTGTAGCGTACATAGCTGGTGACAAACTCACGGGCATCACCAGATAAATCAGTCAGTCGGTTTTCTAAGGTAACTTTGTCTGTCTTGAACCCAGCCGATGCGGTATCCATCGGGTCACGAGGGACAAGCTTAAACCCTGCAACCTCGCCGGTAGGTACATATATGACGCCGGTACCGCTGCACGGCTTGCACACACGAACAGCTTTTCCTACCGAACCGTCCTTACGCAAAGGGCTGTACCGGCCTTCACCACGACAGTCCGTACACTGATGACCCTGTGTCTTCTGGACAACATCCGTCATGTTGCGGACGGTCTTTGCAAACTCGTTGCGCTTCATACGGGTGCGGAGTTTTGGCTTCATAGTTGAACCCCGCATCTCATGCCCTAGATTAAACACCCGCGACCACGCTGGCTTGTCTTTGACACGGCGGGAATAAAGCAACACGCTGCGATCATCAGGGCTGGACAGATTAACAGGGGTGTCCCCCATAGCTTGCCGTGCCAGTTCGTTTAGGCGCACCTCTAGGGTGTCCAATTCTTCTTGATATTCTTTCTCGATTTGATCTAAGGTTTCTAGGTTGATCTTGAGGCCGCGCTGTTCTATACGCGCAAGCACATCAGTCATTTCAAGCGACAGCCGTAGTGTCGGTAATAAAGTCCGTTCCATTGTATAATTCCTCAAAGGTAGTGCCAAAGGCTTCTAGCTGTTTAACAGCAATCTCTTCTGTAGCAAGGACATCAGCCTTGCCATACTCTTCTACTATCTCCCACGGTATGTCGTAGAAGGTCTTACCGCTTTTGAGATACGGCGCAACAAGGTCTTTCTCTTTGCGGGTAACATCATACTTTTCTGCAAGAGAAGCAAGTCCAAGAGGCCAACGCTGCGCTTTGGCAAGTATATATTCAGCCACCATCGTATCAAAGATTTTACCGTCGTAAACAAATCCGCATTCCCGTATCCAAGATAGATCAAACTTTATGTTTTGTCCAATGACCATATCAGCATCCTTCAAACATTGCTGAAAGGATGAGAAGGCATAGTCATCCGGTTTCTTCTCGCTATGGTAGAAGCAGTGGTAGAACACTGTCGTCATACCAAGCCACTTGTAACCGACAGAAACAAGTCGGTTTCCAAAATACGGTAGGGCAGTAGTGCCACCGCTTTCTTTTTCTATGTGGGTTGTTTCCACATCAAAGGTTAGTACATTCATTTTATCTTCCTAGTATTCCAGCAAATAGATACAGTGCAACTGCGACAGCAATGAGGCTTGTACCCTCGTTGACCAGCAGCCACAAACCAAGATAGAAACTAAGCAGGAAGCCCATTAGTAGTACACCCCGCGCTCAATGTCAATCTGTCCGTTGATCATACCGTGCCACCCGTTCAGCTTATTCTTAGATATGCAGATGTGGCGCACAGTATTCTCGACCTCACTCGAACCGGTCTTGCCGATACCGATGATGATGTCGGCTTCACCAGCTTTACCTGTCCGTGAATTGTCCAGCATTGAATAGTCAATCCACTGCCGGTCATGTGCTTCGTAGCTTGCCTGACTAACAGCCCAGAGCAAAAGCCTGTTACGCTTGGCGATCTCACGGGCAACGACATAGGTTTCCTTGAGGCGTTCATCCCCACGGTTATATTCACCGGAGATGCGGAACTTGTCTAGCTGGTCACAGAACATGACATCAGGCTTGTTTAGCTTGGCGTATTCATCTACCTCTTCAACAGATGTGCCAACCGAATCCATGATGGTCAGCAGCGGCACAATCTCTTCCTGATAGCGTCTTCCCAAATCTACCTTGTTTTTTACCATTCCTTCTCGTGTCATTGAAAAGTACGACTGGATGATACGCAGCTTGATCTTGGGTGCTGGCTCTTCGTTAGCCCAATAAGTCACCTTAAATCCTTGCTTGATGTACGATGCCGCAAGAAAACAGCAGAAGGTTGTTTTGCCCACTTCTGGTCTTGCAAACAGGATGCCTAGATTGCCACGATCTAACCCGCCGACATTCTCACTGATTAGATCGTAAGTGAAAGGGAAATCTGGATCACCTGCCTCATCTTCCAAAAGCTGTTCGAAATCTTGTTCCACTTTTGAATAGGTAGTCTTGTCGCTGATGCGTCCATCTTCCACCGTTTCAATGAGGCGGCGTAGTTCGCCAAACTCTTCACTGTCACCGGTAAAAATTTCAATTGCCTTTTCCCCGATGACCCGCGCACGATCCCGCAACCAGAAGTTGTGTACCAAATCTAGGTGCAAATCAAAATTCTCTGGGTTGCCGATGTCTAAAGTGGTAATGGTATCATGTACCTTGTTCCGTGTCGCTTCCGGCATAGCTGGATTGCGGTCATTAAACAAGCTAGATAATTCTGTGATCGTCAGGTCTTTGCCATACTTGGTGTGGGCATATGACAGGGTGTCGAATATGTCACGCATTTCTTTTTCGAACATCGACCTATCGACAATGTTCTTGACCCGACCAAAGAAGTCGGCGTTGAGACAGAAACCAAGTATCTGCCTGTCAATCGATGTGGGATCGTAAGAAGTCATTTCGTTCTTCCTTTGTAAGGTTTTTCAAATCACG